TGTTCTACTATGCTCTCTCCGTCGTACATAGACAAAACGCCGCCAACGATATGTAGCGTATCCCCTAACTCTGCTGCCGTAAAAATATCGTTATTAGTAAAATCAAGGGTAGTTTTACTAACGCCGGTTGGCGTGTAGACAGTATCGTCTTGGCTAACAAGCCTATTTTTTTTCAGGCAAGAAAAACTAAAAATCGAATCCGTAACGCTTACGTTTTGTAATATTTCTCGTAACGTTACCCCAGAAGCAAGTGAGTATAATTGTTTTGAGGCAATAACCCCGTCGGATCGTATGACAAAGTATGTAGCCTGGAGCGTAGAGTCGTGCACCACTCCGACAAAGTTTTGTGCTGATCCTGATGAGTCGACATAGGTAAAACATTTCGTCCAGAGGCCGACTGATCTTTTAAAAACCGCTGGCGTGCCAACGTTGCCAGCCTCGTCAAAGGTGTTTTGTTTGACGTATTTATTGTAGCTGAGTGTTTCGTCGATTTCGTACAAAAGCGTTGTTTCGTCGTCGTCTGAATTGTATCCTGTAATGTTTCTAACTGTCGTGGCAATAGAGTCAATTGTGGCTGGCGATACAAGGGTAGTACCTCCGTTGTTTAAAATAGTAGCACGAAGTTTATCGGTCGAATTGTAGTAAGCGAGTATTATTTTTTGGCTTGTGCCTTGTATAATTGCAATGCTATCTGTAGCCGCCTCGCTTATAGTTTTTGGAGCTAAAACGCCTGCCAAAACCGTTGGGTTTTCGTCAACGAAACCAAGCTTTATTTCGCTTGCACCTTGCACGTTATGGGCAAAAATCATGCGTATATTAGCATAGTTTAAAATATCATACGTAGGATTAGACGTATTGACTGTGTCCGATATCTCAACGGCTGCGTCAAACGCCGTAGGCTCTTTTGGGTTTATCCTGCGAGCGTATAAAGAGCCTGATTTATAGTAGTAAACGTAAAGATATGACTTAAAAGCTAGGCAACGCGCTCTTGTTGCGGAAGCGTCAACAGAGACGTCGGTTAGCATAGGTACGCCAGTCGTCTCGTCTACTATCGACGCTCTTACGCCGCCTCTACTGTCTTCCCAGGCGTAAAGCCCTACGCCGCCGTTAATAGCCGAATCAACTTGTGTTTGCTCTGCTGTGTTATTTACTATTTGCTTTGTTTTAGTAACAACAGATATTGCGCTTCCCTTATCAACCCACTTATTAGCGTTGCTTGATAAAGAGTAAAGGTTTTGGCCGTTGTATTGTAATAACTCGTTTCGATACTTAGCTAACGAATCACCTTGATTTAACTCAGTGCCGTCAACGGTAACGTTTTCTATTAGATCGTGTCCGTTTCGTTTGTCTATGCGCCCACGTCTAGTAAAAACGCCGTTAGAAAGCCTTTTTAACTTACCTGGCACAACGTGTTTAGGGTCGGTTTTTGTATCTATCCCTTGGCCCAGGTTAATTGGTATTTTTTGTTTTGATAAAGCCATTAAATTATATACCAGCTAGAAACGCCGTCTGAAATAAACCACAAAGCAGCGTTGTTAGTATTTATAACGTAATTTGAGTTAGCACCGTCTATCGTGTCAGATCCGTTAGGAGCTACGGTTATATTATTATCCTGTGCGCTTTGTGCGCCGTCTTTTATCACTACAGTCATCGCCGTGGTAGCGGCTGGCAGGTTTATCGTCCTGGCCGAGCTCGTATCTATTACTAAAACAACCTCACTATCGCCGCTTGTAACGGTGTAGGGATATGCTGCCGGTGCGTCTACGGTCAACTCGCCCGTCCCTGGGCTATTAAGAGACGATCCGCTTGTAATTTGTACGGACGACCCTGCGCCGGTAACGTAATAAAGGTTAGCGCCAACCCGTTGCAAACTTCCCGTGTTAGTTAAATCAACCGAGGCCTGAGCCTTTAGCCCTGTAGCCTTTAAATTACTTGCTTTGTTGTCTTTAAAATCAAGCTCGCTATTTATATTTAGACCACTAGGCGTAACTTTTACGCCTTTGCCGGTAGAGTGATCGTGTAAATCTACAGCTTGAAAAGCCTGATTGATTAACTCTGCCCACTCTGGTCCGAGCGTTTCCGATACCGTAGCAAGCACAAGCTGCATATTTGAAGTAATGGCCATTGGTAGTCTCCTAATAGATCCAAATATCAACCCGCGCCGAGGCCGAGGCGTTTAAGGTTATTTGCCTTGTTGGAAAGTCATCGGTTTCTAATTTATCGTAAATAGTCACGTGCGCGTCTGATCTTACAATAAAATAGCCTTGTGGCTCACGATCTAAGCCATGATCTACAGAATTGTCGCCGCTAACTAAGTCAACGCCTCTAATTAGTTTGCCGTTTAAAATAGAAAGGGTAGTTATTGTTCTTAACGTAGCATCAACGGAGTCTTGTAAAAGCCTTGTATCTTTATCAAGTGTTTGCGTTCGTCTAAACGGTTTTACAGTCATGATTTACCTATACAAGTATGGGTCGTCGTAGCCTAGCGTTGTAACGTCCGTAATTCTATCGGTGTCGCCTATATCTCTGTTTTGTGCCATTTCTTCAATACGTGCCTCTATTTTTTGGCGTTCCATCATTAAAACAGAAATGTCCGATTCTTCTTTTGCAAGCATTTTCATCGCAGCAGTTATAACGATGTAATCGTCCCAATTGTTACGGCTAATAACCGTACTAATAGCGTCACTATCGCTACTTAAAGGCGTATAGCTAGGTATATACCAAATACGGTAACTACCAGGTGCGTTTTGTTCCGGCACAAATCTAATTTTATCGCCAACAATACGATATTGGACGTCAGTGTTTATACCGCGAAGTTTGTTTGTATTTGTGTTGTTGTTTCGATTAGCAAAGCTAAACGGACGTAAGGCGAAGTAATCAGTATTAAACGAGGCTTTATCAATACCGGCTAGTTTGTAAAAATCACTTGGCAAAGAATAAGACGAGCCAGAGGTTATGGTAAAATCAACTGGCTCGTCTAAAAAGTAATCTTCGAATCTTGAAACTAGAAGGTCATATAACTCTGCGTAAGCGTCGTTAATATACTGGTTAATCTCTGAATCGGCAACAAATTGCGAGTTTTCCATATCTGCCCTCTGGCGGGCTCGTGACCTTAAAGCAGAGAGCGTTGACATTAGTAAACCTCCGTCGAGCCTTGGCACATTTCGACTAAATCCTTCATGTAGTCGGCCATGCCTTTAGCGTCTCCACGTTTTACGCATTCGATTACCTTTTCACAGCAAACGACCATAGGCAAAGATTTTTCTTCGCTATCGTCGCTTTCTTCCATTTCAAACTCTTTCTCATAACCGCCTTTTTCTTTGCCTACGTAGTCGGGTTTCATTTCGCCTACAATAATCGAGGCAACCCGCTTTTTGTCTCCTGGCATTAAAAGCATTTAACACCTCCTATACGTCTGCGCCGTTTTGTAAGGTTAGCTCGATATGCAGAACGTCGCCACTTGCCGGATCTGTATCCGATCCAATAGCACCTACCATCTGCAAATCAAGTGATTTACCGGCAACGTCAACGTTTCTTACACCGCCAAAAAGCACTGTCAAAGCAGCGTCGTCAGCACCTTCGACGCAAACGTGCGCGCCACGAAAAGCGTTATAAGCGTCTTCTAAAGTTACCGTGTAACGTCCTGTTTCCGAATCAGTCAAAGCAACGGAAAAACCCTTGCAAGATTGAGCGGTAATTGCGCCAGCAGCGCCGACTGTGACAGAGCCGTATAGTTTAACTATCTCGCGAGATAGAGAACCCCTACTCTGATAAAAAGTTCTGTTAGCCATCTATTTTATCTCCTTTAAAAAAGGGACGAGCCTCCCTGCAAAGCCCGTCCCAATAGCCAAATAAATTACGCGCCAAGATTAACGTTGATGTTATATCCTGGAGCTCTACAACCCAAGTTAGCATATGATCCGTAACGAACCTCTACGCCGTCGGCAGAAGCCTGACGAAGCATTTGAAGGCCGTCGGTGTCGATAACGCGAACCGCTTTACCCAGACTGTAAAGACGCCAAGTGCTGAGCTGAACACCCATGCAACGTGAGTTACGAGCGTTTTGATCTGGAACGACTTTGATCGGTCCTTTAGATCCGTCGATCATAACACCACGGAAGCTGAAAGTTACGTCAGTACCTGGCTTGAGGTCGATGTACTCAACCTTAGAGCCGAGAGCCTTTTTCAACTCGCCAAATTTTTTGTGGCTAAGGAAAAAGTGATCAAGACGTCCACCCTCACGGCAAACTCTTTGATCTGCCTCAATTAAAGCCTCTTCGATTGGAAGGCTAGAAGCGTCTAAACGAAGTCCGCCAAGGCGAGTAACGTCGGCTGAACGATCAACGCCAAAGAATGCTGAGGAAGACGGTGCACTGTCTGGGATCCAGTCTTCAAGGCCAGCCATACCGTTGCCACGATCGCCCTCTACGAAAATGTAGTCGTCGCCAGCAATAGTACCGTTTGAGTCATAGTTACCAGTATAAGTAATAGTACCTGCGTCACGATCAACAGCAGCTACAACCCACTCGTCGTCGCCAGTTTCAGAAATTCTCTGAGAACCGCCAGATTTAGCCGAGAAAATTACGTGTACTTGGCCGACTTCGACGTTAGTAATGTCCTCTGCGTCTTTCATAGTAACGACAAACGTACTAGACGTTTCTGTTGGCTCTGCGCTTACCTGACCGATATAAGCAGAGCTGTCACGGAAAAGGTTGATTGCAAGAGAGCGAGTAAGAGAGTTAATAGCGCCGTCGATCTCAGTCGTAGCCGCTTCCATGAACGCATTA